ATCCGCATTTATACAGAGTAAAACTAAAACAAATAGTTGATACACAAGAATTTGCTGATATCCTTGAAAGGCCTGAAAACGAAGATGCATTCGAAGGCGATTACGATCCTACTAAGACATATGCTGTTGGACAAGTTGTTAAATACCAAGGAGACTTATACGAAGTAATAGTCGAAACTACAGGGAACTTACCAACTGATACAAACTACTGGACAACGTTCCAAGAAAATACACTGAGAGATTTGTTGAGTACATACGAAAAAGAAATGCAAATTAATGACGCTGTTGTTTCTGAAGCAGAAGCAAACGCACCAAAGTCGGGCTACGATACAAGCCACTTCTACACTGTTGCAATTAATGACTCAGGCGATGTAGAATTACAATCAGCAGACGAAACACAAATTGATGCAAGTGCAATTAATGCAACTGCTGACGGTGTGTATGCTGCTCCAGATAGAATTGGTTATAACGGTTACTTGCTTGGCGATGCAGCAGCACCCAATGGCGCTGTGTTTGGCTCAGGAATACAGTTTCCTGTAGACAGTGTTAAAGATGATTTCTTTTTGAGAACAGATTTTATGCCTAATAGATTGTTTAAGTACGACGGTACACGCTGGATTAAAGTACACGATGTTGTTAGACATACACTTTCTAATTCAGACAATAGACAAACACAAAAAGGCACATTTATTAATAATAATAACTCAAGTGAAATTAGCGGCGAAGTTGTTGAAGAGCGTCAAAGCTTATCACAAGCACTTAGACCAAAGGCGGATAATTAATGCAACATTTTTACGATGCGCAAATAAGACGTTATATCACTCAAATAATAAGATTAATGAGTGGTTTCAGCTATAAAGACGGCAATGGTCGTGTTAAAACTGTACCTGTTATGTACGGTGATCTAACCAGACAAGCTGCTAATATTATTCGAGATAACTCCGAAAACAAAATTCCTAGTGCACCGCGTATGAGTGTATACATTACCGGTTTAGAAATGGATAGGACTCGAACTGCTGATAGTTCCTATGTTAGTAAATTGAACATTAGAGAACGTGCTTATGATGCACAAGGGCAGGAATACTTAGATATGGAAGGTAAGAACTACACTGTAGAGCGTCTAATGCCAAGTCCGTATACATTAAAAGTAAGTGTTGATATTTGGAGTTCTAATACTGATCAAAAGTTACAAATATTAGAACAAATTCTAATGTTGTTTAATCCAAGTCTAGAAATACAAACAACGGACAACTATGTTGACTGGACTAGCTTAACTGTTGTTGATCTAGAAGGTATTACATTTAGCAGTAGAAGTATTCCTGTTGGTACAGAAAGCGAAATTGACGTTGCGCAATTAACATTCAGTACTCCTATATACATTAGTCCTCCTGCAAAAGTTAAACGCCTAGGTATTATTACAAATATTATTACTAGAGTATTTGATGAAAGATCGGGAGATATTGATCTCGGACTTAGTGGTCCAGAAATGCTCGCATACAGTGATAATCAATTGCCTACAGAAATAATTTCTGATACAATTGTTAATGAAAATGGCGAAATTGATATCGTTACTAAAAACAGAATCGATGCACAAATGGTAGGACAAAGTAACTTGTCTACTACATACAACGACTACGGGCTGTATGTGTTAGGTAACGAAGCACAACTAATAAAAGACTTTAAAGTCGGAGAAGCAGATTGGAATCAAATTATATCTGCATATCCTGGACAATACAGAGCAGGTATAAGTCGCATTGTACTCAAAAATAGTTCAGACCCTACTACTAACATTATAGGTTACATTACTGTTAATAGTTTAGATAGCTCTAAGGTATTAATAGACTGGGACGAAGACACACTTCCAAGCGATACTACAATACAAGGTCCAGTTAGAAATAACGGTAGTATTGATTACATTATTGATACTTCTAGATTCGACCCTTCACAAGATAAAACTGCTGGTATTAGATTGTTATTAATTACTCCAATTAACTCCGAAGCAGACATTTGGAGAAATAACGATAATTCAGTGTTTACCGCAGACGAAAACGATATCGTAGAATGGGACGGTGCTAAATGGAATATTATATTCGATGCTAGCGAATCTTTAGATGTTACATACGTTAGTAATTTAAACACAGGAGTCCAATACAAATGGACAGGCGATATGTGGATTCAGTCATACGAAGGAGAGTATTCAGAAGGTGCTTGGATGTTGTATCTTGAGTGATAACTATTACTATGAAAGATACAATTGTTTGCAGTGGTGCAATTTTTTACGCTAAAGTAACTAATAGAATACTGCTTCTTCAAAAGTCTAATGGAAAACACAAAAACACTTGGGGTCTTGTTGGCGGAACAAACGAGTCAGGCGAAACTCCTTGGCAGGGATTACAAAGAGAAGTCCAAGAAGAAATTGGCACTCTTCCGGAAATAATTAAAACACTTCCTTTAGAAAGCTTTGTTAGTAACGATAACAGGTTTAATTTTCACACATATCTTTGTGTAATTGAAAAAGAATTTACACCTCAATTAAGCGAAGAACACAAAGGCTGGGCATGGTGCAGCATAGACAGTTGCCCAAGACCTTTGCACCAAGGACTACGCAGTAGTTTCGGGAATAAAACAATTAGAAATAAACTACAAACAGTTTTTGAAATTATGGATCTTCTGTAGATTCGATATAATCAGTTTCACCGAGACGTAAACTTTCAACATCAATGATATTGTCAATTTCACTAAGAGGAATCAATTGCCACTGACTCTCATTAGTGTTCCAAATCCACATAAATTCTTCAACTTGTTCCAAAGGCTCTTTAATATCGCCTACTATAGAATCTATTAGTGTTGCAAATATGTAAGAGTTACTGTTTTTAAATTTAATTCTAACAACACATTCTTGCATAATATCAGGCAAGACTTGTGATAGTACGTATGCATCAGACGGCTGTCCGTAGTCTATATCGTATGTATCTTCCATTTTATCTCCAAAAGAAAAGGGACAGTTTTTACACTGTCCCTTGTATATAGCTTACGCTTGTGATTCAGACCATGTAATACGAGCCGACGCAACGAACGGAGAATTCGCACTAACGTCTGCTGTGTTAACAAGTCTAACAGCAACAGTAAGAATATCTGGACCGTTCGGGAACACGCCGTTACCGCCCAGTATACTATTACCCATGTCAATCAGTGAACCTAGTGAGAAGTTCGAAGTATTAGCAAGACGTTTACCAGTGTTGTCTGTTGATCCGCCTGATGCTCTAAAACTAAACACTTCAGTTCCGCCAATTACTTTTTCACCTGCATTGTGTGTAATTAGCTGAGATAGACTTGGAGAATTAACGTTCTGCCAATTAATACTACTCAAATCACCATTAAGTATCAATGCTACTTCACAATCGTGCGTAAGAATTAGACCTACTTCGTTTAGTTTCAACTGCATTCGGTTGATAATCTCACGTGCACCTAATTCACCGCTCAAGCTCGAGTCAACGCTAGGAGCAAGTCTTAGTGTAACTAGCGGTATTGTTGCTGTACCTAGTGATATTTCGCTTGTGCCACCACTAGCTGGTGCGCCGATACTAACAGGCGTTCCATTGGGAACTGTAGGATACACGCTTGGGACATTTCTCGATCTAGTTATATAGATATACACCTTAATACTGCCGCCATCGAACTCAGTGTAGTCAACTTCTTCGCCGTTTAACTCTCCGTTTGCGGTGTACAAAGGAACACCTGAACTAAACTTACTTGCTGATGATGAGCTAAAGCTTAGTTCTACCCACCAGTCGTAGCTTCTTGCACTTCGATTCCATTCCCAAACTAATGTACTGTTTGCATTAGTAGTTACACTACTTGCCTGACCGTTGGTAAATGTTAGAGTTTTAGATGTTGCAGTGAATAAGTAAGCATCATCCTCGTCAAATCGTCCATCCATGATTACCGATGTACCCCAGTGGAATAGTGTCGGTGCGTAACTTGGGCTGCTATCGTTTTCAATTTCATATGCAGCAGGTATGTTACCTGAACGCATATATGCTTCATCAAGTCTGTTGTTGTGCAAGAACGAATGCACATATTTAACATGGCCTTTACGATCTTTAAATCCAAAACGTACTTTACCAGCACCGTACCATGAATAGTCCATGTAAGCCATTTGTATCTTATTAATGTTCAGGTTAAAGCCTGAAGGTCCAAATCCGTCACATGTATCAACATTCCATTCAGCTTGTGGTACTTTAACGTCAACAGTTTTAGTAAGAATTACATTTGATGCGCTAATACCTTTGTATTGCGGCTGAATTACTAATTCGTTTCTACTGTTTATCTTAACAACTTTGTAAGTACCGCCACGAATAACAATTTTATCTTGTTCTTGTAGCTGTCCAATAAAGTTTGTATTTGTACCTGTTACTATGTTACCGTTATACGTTACTTCTACAACACCTGATAACTGTTGAGTAGAACTTCTGCGAACACAGTACAAGTCCGATCCGTTAAATTCGAAGAAGAATCCGTTTTGGAAATCAAACATTCCTGCACGAGTGTAAGCACCTTGGTAGCCATTCAAATTATATTGAATAATACCGTTCGGAATACCTGACGACGGAATACTATCTAGTGTAAATTTAAAAGTAAATTCGTCAACAATTTCGTTTACAAAAAACTCTCCGTTGAATGCAACATCAGTTGATCCTGTTACAAGTATACTTTGGCCTGCTGATAGTCTATGCGGATATCTAGTTGTACCAGTTGCAGCATAAATGTCAGGAACAGAAAGCGTAATAATCGAAGTTTTATTACTATCGATTTGGCTCTTAGCATTTTGCAATTCAGATGATGCCCAAGTAACACTTGGATAAGTCTTAGTTGGCTTATCGACTACGTTAATTGTTCCACCCATTGCCGAATGTACTTCACACTGGTAGTAAAGTGTACTCGGGGTGCCTGCGTCAACTGTCCATGTAATAATACCATTTTCTGTACCGTTATTAGTAACACCTGTATTATACTGATCGCCAGTTCCAGTAGTTGCTGCTGTTTTAATCCAGAACGGATGTCCAACTGCTGATACGTCAATGGTGTAAGTAACTCCTCGTACTATTGTAAGAGGGAACTGATCAAAACCGTTAATCACATACTGGCTTGTCCCGTCAGCAGTAACAAACAATGTTTCAGCATTACCCGACCCGTCAATGTATGCTTTGCCGTATCTAACAACATTACGTATTATGTCGCTTAGATTTGCAATAATTGCTCCGTCGCCTACTGAAGCATTGTTACCGGAAGTATCTTGTGCTTCGGTATTGCCTGCAGACGGAGTAATTAAAGTGCCTTGCACAATATCTGGGAGAATATCTGCCAAATGATCATAAGCTGCAACTGTTTGTTTCTTATGACTTGGATCAATACCCGGATTGTTTCCGCTATCGAAGTAGTAGAAGAATTTAGCATTGTCGTAAGTAGCACTAATACCTCCATATAAAATGTCATAACAGAAGCTATATATTGCATATTTTATATCACGAGTACATTTTGCAATATCATGATCAGTAGGACCGTAGTTAGCTTCTACATATGCATTAATTTCAGCAGTAATAAAGTCTAAGTTTGCAATCATTTTATCTTTTGCAGCTATTTGACTAGAAGTTGCATTTGTAGGATTTGTATAAGTATGCGAGCTTGCAACAC